ATAGTCAACAAGCAAGTGATGTTCAATACTTAACTAGTAGTGTTAGCTTTAAATATACGACTTATTCTTTTGCTGAACCCGGCAAACCTTCTACGCTTTATACCTCATAGAAGCTTGACAAATAACTAGATTTAGTATATAATTATACTTAAAACTAGAGGAAGATACTAGATTATGACATTAGAAGAATTACAAGAACTTTCAGATAAGAAATTAAAAATCAATGATACTGAGCTTGATATTGAAGCTCTTAAAACACCACAACTACATAATGAGTTTTTGAAACATTACAATAAGTTTAATCTTTTACTTACTAAAACTGAAAGTGAGTTAAGGATTATAAAATTACATAAATGGGAATATTACACAGGGAAAGCGGACCCAGCAGTTTATCAAACTAAACCATTCAATTTAAAAATTCTAAAGCAAGATGTTGATAAGTACATTGAAGCAGATGAAGATTACATAAAGATAAAACAAAAAGTAGATTACTTAAAAACTATATGTGATTATCTGGATAAAACAATCAAACAAATATCAAATCGTGGATTCCTAATCAAGGATGCTATTGAATGGCGTAAGTTTACTTCTGGCGCTATTTAATAGATGGTAGAAAATCGTTATTTAATATTAGATAAGAAAGACGAAGTATATCTTTCAATAGAAGCCGAGAGCGATATTCGTAGAGAACTATCGGAGTTTTTTACATTTGAAGTTCCTGGTTATAAGTTTATGCCTCAATATAGAAATAGATATTGGGACGGAAAGATAAGACTTTTTAAGTATGCAAGTGGTGAGATTTACTATGGTCTCTTACCATATATCAGAAAGTTTTGTGAAGATAACAATATAAAAATTGTATCTAACATAAAAGAGAAAGCAAAACCATTAGATAAGTTAGAGTGTGCTAGATTTTGTAAAGCATTAAAGATACCTAAAATTACTATTAGAGATTATCAATTCAATGCTTTCTATCACGCAATACAAGAAGATAGATGTTTATTACTATCTCCAACTGCTAGTGGTAAATCACTTATTGCATATCTTATATTGAGATTTCAACTATTAAGAATTAAAGAAAAGAAAGCAAACAAAGTATTAATCATTGTACCTACAACATCACTAGTAGAACAATTATATAAAGACTTTGCTGACTATGGTTATAATACTAAACACATACATAGAATATATCAAGGACACGACAAAGACACAACAAAGAAAGTAGTAATATCTACTTGGCAATCAATATATAAACTACCTAAAAAGTGGTTTGCACAATTTGGTTGTATACTTGGTGACGAAGCACATTTATTTAAATCCCAGTCCCTTACAAGTATAATGACAAAGATGACTAATTGTAAATATAGAATAGGTATGACTGGTACACTAGATGGTTCAAAGACACATAAACTAGTGCTAGAGGGTCTATTCGGGGCTGTAAATAGAGTTGCGAGTACAACTGACTTGATAGAGAAGAAACAACTAGCAGACTTTAAAATACATTGTTTAATACTTAAACACGGAAAGAATAGTAAAGACTTTTTAAAAGATAAGAACTACCAAGAAGAAATGGATTTCTTATGTGCTAGTAAAGCAAGAAACAAATACATTACGAACTTGACAAATGGTCTTCAAGGTAATACACTATTGTTATTTCAATTTGTAGAAAAACACGGTAAGGTATTACAAGAACTAATTGAAAAGAAAGTAGATGATGGTCGTAAAGTATTTTTTGTATATGGAGGAGTATCAGCAGATGATAGAGAAAACATTAGAGCAATTACAGAAAAGAGTGATAACGCTATTATTGTGGCTTCGTACGGTACCTTTTCAACGGGTATCAATATACGAAACTTACATAATATTATTTTTTCTAGTCCTAGTAAGTCTAGGATAAGAAACTTACAATCTATTGGTCGTGGTTTAAGACTAGGTGATAACAAAGTTAATGCGACACTATATGATATATCAGATGATGTTTCATACGGAGAAAAAGAGAATTATACATTACAACACTTTAGAGAAAGAATAAATATATACAACGAAGAAAACTTTGATTACGAGATACATAATGTGGAGTTAAAGGAGTAGTATGGACAAAAACAACGAAACTAAACCAGAAATTAAAATCGTAAAGATTATGAATGGCACAGATATTGTTTGCCATATACCTCAGGTAGCAAATCAACAACGAAATCCGTTGCTGACATTAGACAAACCATTAGAAATAAAATATGTACCACAGATTACTAATCTTGGTATCAAAGACTACATAGCGCTTGTGAAGTGGGCAGCTTATACAAATGACCAATTGGTTACTATTCCTAAAGATAAGATACTGACTATTACAAATGCAAGTGCTGAAATGATTAAATCATATACACAAGTTATTAGCGACTACACAAACCACGACAAGGTTATGAGACGAGAAGACAATCCGAGAACTGAAAGACTTATGGATAGAGAAGTAATGCGAGAAGAAGAATTGGAAGAGTATGATGAAATATTTGAGGCCTTTAATGACATTAAAAAGAAAAGTACAATTCACTAGACGCTACTCTATAGACTCTATCTCTACCCAGCGACACGCTGATAATAACATAGGATCCAATATATGTCAAGCGCCTGTGCCAATAAAATTAAAAGTGTTAGGTGCTTGACTTATTTAACAACATATAGTATAGTGAGAACATAATGAAAACTAAAACAGATAAAAAAATTGAAACGGCAGAAGTGCCTGAAAAAAAGAAACGCATACGAACACCGGCGAAGAAGGAACACTATGTTAATAACAAAGAGTTTCTAGCTGCAATGGTAGAGTATAAAGACAAATGTAATAAAGCAGAAGCAAGAGGCAGAAAGAAACCTCCGGTTACTAATTACATTGGAGAATGTTTTTTAAAGATTGCAAACCACTTATCATATAGACCTAACTTTATCAATTATACTTTTAGAGACGATATGATTTCAGATGGTATTGAGAATTGTTTACAATATCTAGGTAACTTTAATCCAGAGAAGTCAAACAATCCATTTGCATACTTTACACAAATTATCTATTATGCCTTTGTAAGACGAATACAGAAAGAAAAGAAACAAACAACAATCAAACATAAGCTTATTATGGATGCAAACTATGACGATATGACTTTGCAACCAGGTGATGATAGAGACTTTAAAAATCAATTTACAGAATTCTTACAAAAGAACTTACCAAGCCAAGAACCAACAAGTGAACCTATAGAAACAAAACCTAAAGGTGCAAAACTAAAGAGAACCCGAAAAGCGAAGATAAATTTAGAGAACTTTTAATTATGAAGATAGCATTGTTGAATGACACTCACTTTGGTGCAAGAAGTGATAGTCCTGCATTTATTAAATATTTTAACCGGTTTTATGATGAGATATTTTTTCCATACTTGGAAGAGAATAACATTACAACCTTAATACATTTAGGCGATGTAGTAGACAGAAGAAAATTTATTAACTTTAATACTGCTCATAACTTTCAAAATAAGTTTTGGAAGAGACTATGGGATATGAAGATTGATACACATATTATACTAGGTAACCACGACACATACTATAAGAACACAAACTCTATTAATAGTATGCAACAACTAATTACAACCTTTGATGGTGTAAACGAACCATTTATATATGAGAAACCAAAGACGGTTGAGTTTGATGGTTTGCCTATTCTATTCATACCTTGGATATGTCCAGAGAATGAAGAAGAAAGTCTAAAAGCAATATCAGAAAGTCAAGCACAAATATGTATGGGTCACCTTGAAGTTAAAGGTTTTGAAATGCACAAAGGACACTTCCAAGAACACGGTTTAGAAATGGACTTGTTTAAAAGATTTGAGAAAGTATATTCTGGTCACTATCATAGAAAATCAGATAATGGTACTATCTTTTATCTAGGTACACAATACGAGATTACTTGGTCAGATTATCAATGTCCTAAAGGTTTTCATATCTTTGATACAGATACAAGAGAACTAACAAGAATTCCTAATCCTATCAATATGTTTAAGAAGATAGTATACAATGATAAAAAAAATTCATATAGTAATATGGATATAAGTGAATATGAAGATTGTTTTATCAAAGTTATTGTAGAAGAAAAAACAGATGTCAACCAGTTTGGTGACTTTATTGATAGACTACATAATGATATACACACAAACGAAGTAAATGTTATTGAAGATAGTTATAATATCAATTCAACTGCTGATGTTAATATAGTAGACCAAGGAGAAGATACACTATCTTTCTTACAAAATTATATCAATAGTTTAGATACTGAATTAGATAAAAATAAGATGAATAGTATAGTGAAAGACTTATATAGTGAGGTGCAAGATAAGTGATAATATTTCATAACATAACCTGGAAGAACTTTCTTTCTACAGGTAATACACCAATCAGCGTAAACTTAAATGAATCACCTACGACATTAATCATAGGTACTAATGGTTCAGGTAAATCAACTTTACTTGACGCTTTATGCTTTGCATTGTTTAACAAACCTTTTAGAATTATTAAAAAAGACCAGATGGTTAATACAATCAACAATGCTGATACCGTTGTTGAAGTTTATTTTAGTATTGGTCCAAAGAAATACAAAATACGAAGAGGTATTAAACCTAACATATTTGAAATATACCAAGACGGCATTTTATTAAATCAGGATGCTTCTTCTATAGATTATCAAAAGTACCTTGAACAGAATATAATGAAACTTAATTACAGGTCATTTTGTCAAGTTGTAATTTTAGGTTCTTCTTCTTATGAACCATTTATGAAGATGAGAGCAAGTTATCGTAGGGATGTAATTGAAGAGATACTAGACATTAAAGTATTTGCAAGTATGAACTTATTGTTAAGAAGTAAACAACAAGACTTGACCAAAGACATTACCACAATGAGACATCAGGTAGATTTAATTGAAAACAAAGTTAATCTACAAGAGAAACATTACGAAGAATTACAAGGTAGAGATACAGACGCTATCACTAGAAAAAAAGAAGACATAGAGAAAGCACAACAAGGTAAAAGAGATTATATGGTTCGTATCAATAGTCTCAATAACGAAATTGAAACAAACAAATTAAAACTACAAAACAAAGAAACGACTAAAAGTAAGTTTCTTCAATTACAGAAACTAGAAAGTAAGATTGATACTAATTTAAAGACACACAAAAGAACATTAAAATTCTTTGAAGAGAATACTAATTGTCCTGTTTGTACACAAGAACTTGAACCTAGTTTCAAACAAGAGAAAATCAATGAAGAGAAGGNTGCTGTAGATAAACTTAATGAAGGTTATAAACAACTATTAACTGAAATTACTAATACAGAAGAGAAGATACTAAACCTTGATAAAGTATCAGAAACTATTAGAACTATAGAAACAAATGTTTCAAAACTTAATCATAGTGTTGATGAGATTAAAAGACATAGTGATAGAATACAAGATGAGATTGAACTCTTACAAGTAGAGGATGCTTCAGGCCTAAATATCAAAGAAGAGATATTGAAGTTGAAACAAGACCTAGTTAAAACAATTGCAGAGCGAGACGAGGTTATTGAAGAGAAGAAATATATTGATGTATTAAGACAGATTGTAGACGATAGTGGTGCAAGAGCACAAATTATTAAGAAGTATATTCCAGTAATGAATACACTTATTAATCAGTACCTACAATCAATGGACTTCTTTATATCTTTTCATTTAGACGAAGAGTTTAAAGAGACGGTTAAGAGTAGACATATGGATTCTTTTAACTACAATAATTTTAGTGAAGGTGAGAAGATGAGAATTGACTTGTCATTACTATTCACTTGGAGAAGTATTGCGAAGATGAAGAACTCCGTTAATACTAATTTATTAATACTTGATGAGATATTTGATAGTAGTTTAGATGGTCAAGGAACAGATGACTTCTTTAAGATTATCGCTACACTTTCAAAAGAAAATGTCTTTATCATATCACACAAAGGAGATATTATGTTTGACAAATTTACTAATATAATTAAATTTGANAANTACCAAAACTTTACGAGGTTAGAAAATGTCTAAAGATTTAAAAGATAATCCTACTACTGCTGTTCACACAGGTGATAGACAAAGAATGTCTGTTGCAGAAGAAGAGAAATTTAAAGATGATTTAATGAAAATGGCAGAAGAGAAAATCAAAGCAGGTGATGTTGAACAACAAGAAGATGGTCAATGGATTGATAACAAAGATGTTATGAAAAAATTAAATGAACAAAGAGACCAAGGCTTTGTTGAAGATATGACAGATAAGAATAAAGATGTTGAAATTAGAAAAGGTATAGACCCTAAATCATTTCAATACGAATTATTACCACCACAGGATCCTAGAGTTAGACAACCTGTAGCACCTTTCAAAGATGAAATGCTAGAAGAGTATGGTCTAAAAAGTAGACAAGAACTTATGGACGGTATGTTTGCTCTTATGCACAAATATGGTGGTATCGGTTTAAGTGCGATACAGATTGGGTTACCTTTCAATATGTTTGTTGCAGGAGACCACGAATCAATAGAAAAAGGATTGAAGATAGCGGCCTTTAATCCAGTAATTATACAGACCAGTAGTGAAGATGTACTTATGAAAGAAGGCTGCTTGACTTTTCCTTTTTTATTTGTTAGTATTAATAGACCTCGTAAATGTGTTATGAAATACGAAGATGAGAATAGAGATTTAAAAGAAGCACATTTAGATGGTATGATGAGTAGAGTATGCCAACACGAATACGACCACCAAAAAGGTGAGTTAATGGTTCAGAAAGTTAGCAAACTAAAATTAGACTTAGCATATCGTAAAGCAGAAAAGGAGATGAAAAAATGGAAACGATACCAAAAAGCAATGAAGGAGTCCCA